AAGACGATCGAAGCAAAAGAAAGAGCCAGAAATCTGGGAAATCACGGAGGAAAGAAAAAAGAAGACGGGGAAAACGATGATCTGACCGTTGAGGAACGGGCATTTGTGGATTATGTGAGAGGAACACTTACAAACGAAAGAGCTGCGAACCTTACTTATGCGGACAATGGTGCAGTGATTCCGTCTTCTATTGTCAATAAAATCATTGAAAAGGTAGTAGAAATCTGCCCAATCTACAGTATGGCTGACCGGTATAACATTGGTGGAACAATCAATATCCCATATTATGACGAAGAAACCAGTTCCATTAAAATGGCTTATGCGGATGAGTTTACAGAACTTACCAGTACATCTGGGAATTTTGGAAGTATTTCACTTGGCGGATTCCTTGCAGGAGCACTGACGCTGATTTCAAAGAAACTGATCAATAACAGTAATTTTGATGTACTGAATAAGATTATCCAGTATATGGCGAAAGCGATTTCTGTATTTATTGAACATGAGTGTCTGATCGGAACAACCGGAAAAGCTGAAGGACTTACGAAAGTTACACGGGGTATTACAGCAGCGGCAGCAGATAAAGTTAAAGCTGACGAGTTGATCGATGTACAGGAGTCCATTCCGGATACTTATCAGAGCGGTGCTGTATGGATCATGAATAAAGCCACCAGAACCGCAATCCGAAAGTTAAAAGATAGTGATGGCAATTATCTTTTGAACAGGGATGTATCAGCACGGTGGGGATATACGCTTCTTGGAAAAGATGTGTATTGTTCCGATGCAATGCCAAAGATGGCAGCAAAAGCTACAGCAGTATATTATGGAGACTTTTCCGGATTAGCGGTAAAAGTGGCAGAGGACGCAAATATCGAAGTTCTGAGAGAGAAATATGCAACGCAGCATGCAGTAGGCGTAGTTGCATGGATGGAAATTGATACAAAAGTGGAGGATTCCCAGAAAATCGCAAAATTGACAATGGCATCCGCTTAAAGTTGCGCCGGCGCAAAAGGAGAGGAAATATGAAGATCAGTGAAATAACTGCTGCAGATATATGGCGGCATATCAGGGAATCTCCGGAAGATATGGAGACAGAAGACAATACGGAGATTCTGGTTATGAAAAAAGCCGCCGTAGAATTTTGTAAAGGATATACGGGGCTGACTGAGGAGCAGCTGGACGAGCATGAGGACATTACGATTGCCGTCCTTATGCTCATTGCGGATATGTATGATAACCGCCAGCTGCAGGTTGATAAAAATGTTATGAATAAAACAGCAGAAACTATTCTGGGAATGTACTGTATCAATTTTCTGTGAGGTGGCGAAATGATCTATACAGGAAAATTAAACCGGCGGCTCACTTTCCAACGCCTTGAAGCCAAAGAAGACGAGATGGGACAGGATAAGTCATCCTGGCAGGATTATAAGACCGTCTGGGGGAGCGTAAAACCATACAAATCTTCGGAATATAACTTTATGGGAAAGCTTAAACCAGAAGTATCTCACAGGATATATGTGCGGTTCCGGAATGATATTACTGCAGATATGAGGATCAAATATCACGGCAGGATCTTTACAATAGAAGGTCCGCCGTTGGATATTGATGAAAGACATGAACTTCTTGAAATACAGTGCAGGGAGGTTTTTGAAGGAAATGAGTATCAAGTTTGATATAACTGGAGACGGAGAATTTGCCGAGGCTATGGAAAAGGCTATGAAGCAGTTTCCTGCTTCAACAGAAAAAGTTTTGAAAAAAGAAGCAAGAAATATCGCAAAAGATCTTGGAGTAAGAGTACAGGAAGAAGCAAAAGGACATCATATTCCAGCGACAGGGAATAGACTGCAGGACAGCTTTCGACAGGGAAAAGTGATCCGATCGGGAAAAAATTACACAGTAGCAGTTACATCAAAAGCTCCGCATTATCATCTTTATGAAGAAGGACACGACTTGGTTACTCATAACCGGAAAAACCGTTGGGGAAAAGGAAAACCGGGAACTGGAAGAAAAGTTGGTAAGGTATACGCTAAAAAGACTGTTGGAAAATATATGGCACGACGTTCAGAATATTCCGAAGCAATCGGCCAGGAGCTTCTAAATTCAATACTGGAGGATGCAGGATTTGACTCTTAAAGATATTAAGCAGGCTGTGAACCTCACGTTAAAGGAAGCCTATCCCGGTACAAAAATATACGGACCAGACACAATAGAGGGTTATACAAGACCTTCTTTTTTTGTTTATGTCACACAGACGTTTTCAGAAAGAACAAAAAATGCGGTTCACAAAAACGTTGAGATTGAAATTGACCTTATCCAGAAACGGCCTGATGAACTTGCGGCAATGGAATTCTTTGAAAAAATGGAAGCCGCTTTTGGCTATAAACTTGCGGTTGGCAGCAGGAAATTGAACACCGATAACATAAACTGCATGTTTGAGGGGGAAAGCAACAATATCCCTGTAGTGACATTTGAAGTGGAATTCTGGGATGAGGTGAAAAAGGAGGATAACAGTGAAATTATGAAAAACATGGAAATGAGACAGGAGGTAGGAAACTGATGGGATTACCAGCAATGAACATCAAATTCGTGGCACGGGCGCAGAATTCGGCAAAAAGGCTGGACCGCGGATCTGTTGGAATGGTGCTCAAAGATGCAAAGGTTCCAAGTGGGAATCCGGTAACAATTTTTTCAAGTGAAGATATCCCGGAGGAGCTGGGGACAGATAATAAAAACCAGATTGCTCTGGCACTCCGTGGAAATGACAAGGCACCGCAAAAAGTTGTGGTATATGTTCTTGCTACTGCAGAGACAGATTACAGTAAAGCCTTCAAATATTTTGAGCGGAAGAAAGTAGACTGGATGTGTTTCCCAAGTGCAAAAAAAGATTCCCAGACACAGAAGATCACAGACTGGGTGAAAGCTCAGAGGGAAGCTCATAACAGAGTGAAAGCTGTGTTACCGGAAACAGAAGCAGATACAGAGGGAATTGTAAATTATGCAACGAAGACAGTAACTGCAGATGGAAAAAGCTATACGGCAGAAACATTCTGTTCCAGGATTGCCGGTCTGATCGCAGGAACAGGAAGTGATCAGTCCGTGACCTTTGCTGTTCTGGACGATGTAACAGCCTGTGAAGATCTGGACCGTAAATCGGTTGAAGCAGCCATTGATGCAGGAAAGTTTGTTTTGTTTGATGACGGAGAAAAAATCAAGGTTGGAAGAGGCGTGACATCGTTAACCACTTTAACCGGAAAGCAGAGCCCATGGAAAAAAATCCGTGTTGTAGAGACTATGGACATGATCAACAACGATATTGTTGAGCTGGCCGAGGATAACTACATCGGAAAATATCAGAATACATACAGCAATAAGTGTCTTCTGTTATCTGCGATCAAAACCTACATGGACGAAATCCTTGTAAATGGCCTGATCGAAGATTACAGCATTGAGTTTGACGTGGAGAAAATTCGAAAATATGTGATCGAAAATGAAAAGATCAAAAAAGAAGATGCAGAAGCCATGTCAGATGAGGAAATGCAGAAACAGTATACCGATGAAAAAGTATATTTCAAAGCAACTGTGACAATTTCAGATGTCATGGAAGACATCTATCTGGATATCACGGCATAAGAGGAGGGATTAACGAGGAAATGTTATACACCGGACAGGGTTATTAATGGAACGTTTGGAGAGCTGTGGATTGATGCTGAATATATGGCAGAAACCACTGCACTTCAGGCAAAAATGAAATTTGATACCGCAGAAGTGACACAGGCAAGGACCTTAAAAAAGGGGTATAAAGTAACGGGAATCAGCGGATCAGGAACTGTAAAACTTAATAAAGTGACATCATACTGGCTGAAAAGAGCAGCACAGGCGATCAAGGAAGGAAAAGCAATCAGAGGCACGATCATCTCCAATCTGGATGACCCGGAAGCCTTTGGCGGCGAACGTGTACGGCTTAAGGATTGTATTTTTACAGAAATCCCAATTGCAGACTGGGAAGCCGGAAAGCTGGGCGAAGAGTCCATTCCGTTTAATTTTTCGGATTTTGATGTATTGGATGCTATTTGACAGGAGGAAAAGAACATGAATTTGATTGAAAAGCTGATCAGAGTTGATAAAGAGACAGTAGAGAAAAAGGAAACAAAGAAGATCCGATCTGCAAGGCTGACAAAGCTTCTGGGAGAGGAAACAGAGATCACGATTCAGGAAGTTTCGGGTCGGAAGCACAATGATATCATGCAGATGATGTTTGATGAGAAAGGAAAAAGAAATATTTCAGCAGCTTACGACACAAACCTGATGTTCTGTGTGAATGGAATTGTTGAACCGGATTTAAAAGATCCGGCTTTGCTGGAGCATTTTAATGCTGCGACTCCAAAAGATCTTGCCGCAATTCTGTTTCAGGCAGAAGCAGGAACCATTGCAGATGAGATTATCGCCTTATCCGGGCTTAAAACTGAGGAGAAAGAAATAAAAAACTGATCAGGACGGACAGGGAAGCGAGCATTGCTTATGCACTTTTCCGTCTGAAAAAGTGGAAAATTTCGGATTATTACAACATGGGTGCGGGTGAACGGCTGATCACCCGTGCTTTTTTGATGCAGGAGATCGAAGACATAAAAGAGGAGGCGAGGGAACGGGGCAAATAAAACAGTAGCAGCGGTAGTAAAGCTGATCGATGAATTTTCAGATCCATCACGGACAGTAGCAAGACAGTCAAAAAATCTGGAAAAAAGAATTGGCAATCTTGGAAGTGTATTTGAAAATGCAGGGCAGTTTTTGGAAGGAGCCGGAGAAAGCCTTACAAAATCGGTTTCTGTGCCAATGGCAGCGGCTGGAACAGCTGCAATAAAGTTCGCTTCTGAATCACAGGATGCCTACAAGCAGTTTGCGGCCGCAACTGGGACAGCAACCGAAAACCTGGGCAAGTACCAGGACATGATCAACAACGTCTACAAAGATAACTTTGGAGAATCCATAGGAGATGTGGCGGATGCAATGGCAAAAGTTGACCAGAACATGTCCTATCTGGATGATTCTGCACTGCAGAGGTGTACGGAGTACGCTTATACGCTGGCAGATACCTTTGATGTTGATATCGGGGAAAGTACCAGAGCAGCAGACAGCCTGATCAAGAATTTCGGCGTTTCCGCAAGAGAAGCATTCAACCTTATGGCACAGGGGGCTCAGAATGGCCTGGATTTTTCAGGAGAATTGTTTGATAACGTTGATGAATATTCCGTACAGTTCCAAAAGCTTGGCCTGGATGCGGAGGACATGTTTTCGATTTTCGCAAATGGAGCGGAAAATGGAGCATTCAACCTGGATAAGATCGGTGATGCGGTAAAAGAATTTTCCATCCGTGCGATTGATGGATCAGATACAACAAAACAGGGATTTGAAGCCATCGGCATGAATGCCGATAAGATGGCAAAAAGATTTGCGGCCGGAGGCCAGGATGCGAAAGCGGCCTTTAACGAGGTAATCCAGGGACTGGCCAGAATGGACGATCCCGTTGCCCAGAGTGCGGCCGGGGTTAATCTTTTTGGAACCATGTGGGAAGATTTAGGCCCACAGGTTATTACAACGCTTTCAACAACCAATGGTGCCATCGATAAAACTAAAGAGACGATGGAGGAATTGGTCAACACCAGATATGACACACTCACAGGAGCACTGGGAGGGTTGTGGAGGACGATCCAGGTTGATGTCCTGCAGCCGGTAGGAACGATGCTGATCCCGTATGTGGAGAAGGGAATCACTGTGATTGATTCCTTGGTAGATCACTGGAACGAGCTGGACCCGGCTACACAGAAAACCATTGTGAAGTTTGCAGCTATAGCTGCGGCGACCGGTCCGGTACTGTTGGGAGCCGGAAAGGTATCAACTGGAATTGGCGGAATGATAACAAATTTCGGAAAAGTCAGCGGAGCAATTATGAGGCTTACAAATGGTGCTGGTGGATTTAAGGTTCTTGGTGCAGTTATGACCGGGCCAGCAGGAATTGCCATAGTAGCGATAGCTGCTGGAGCACTCCTGATTTATAAAAACTGGGACAAAATAAGTCCGCTGTTGGGAAAAACAGCCGCACGGTTTGAATCGTTCTGGAATACCGTACAGCCACAGCTTCAGCCGTTTTTAGGACTGTGTACAGAAATAGGCTCTTATCTGAAGAGTGGATTTATAAAAGCTGTACAATTTGTATTCTCAGAAGGATCGGATGTGATTGTAATATTCTTTGAAGGTGCAAGCCAGTATATAGACGGTTTTCTTGGCGTTCTTGAGGGAGTCACAACATTTATGAATGGAGTGTTCACTGGAAACTGGGAAAAAGCATGGAAAGGCTTACGAGATATTGTTTCCAATTCTTTTGGAATGCTGGAAGCTTTTGTAAAAACCCCGATGAATGCAGTCATTTCCATTGTAAATGGTGCGATCAGCAGGATTAATTCCATTCACTTCACGGTTCCGGATTGGGTACTTGGAATTGGTGGTAAAAGCTGGAAAGGGCTTAACATTCCGCAGATTCCAACTCTGTCAAAAGGAACCGATAACTGGCAGGGCGGCATTGTACAGATCAGTGAGAAAGGTGGAGAGATCGGTGAACTGCCAAGAGGTACAAGGGTATATCCACATGATGAATCTGTCCGAATGGCACGTTCCGAGAACAAAGGTACAGTAATTACCATAGCGAAACTGGCAGACAGCATTATTGTTCGTGAGGAAGCAGATATTGACCGGATCGCGGAGAGAATTGTGCAGAAAGTAAAGGAAACCAATGATAATCTTCCGCAGACAGCGGTAGCATAGGAGGCGTAAATGAGTAGTAAGATGGAAATATGGCTGAAATGCGGAAAAGATTCCATACAGCTTCCGATACTACCAGCATCCTATAACGTTACAAGGGATGCCGGACATGAAACCGTGAACGTCCAGAACCTTGGAGATGCCACGATCCTTGGAAAAAGAGGGCTCAGTTCCATAGAACTGGAGTCCTTTTTTCCAAATAAGGATTATTCATTTGCAGCATATAAGAAAAAGCAGAGTCCATGGGAATATGTGAAGAAAATACTTTCCTGGCAAGAAAAAACGCTCCGTCTGGTTGTTACCAAAACAAAGATCAATATGCAGGTGGTGATCAGCTCCTTCTCATACGGGGAGGAAGATGGAACTGGAGATATCAAATATAAGCTGTCTTTGATGGAATACCGGGCACCTAAGTACACAAAACCAAAAAAGAAAAAGACATCAAAGACTGCAGCTTCCACAACAAAAAAGAATATAAAACAGGGAACGAAACGGGAAAACTCCAAAACGAAAGCAAAGGTGCATATTGTTTTCGGAAATGACACCTTATGGAGTATTTCCAAGAAATATTATGGAACCGGATCATATGCGAACAAGATCTACGAAGCAAACAAGACCATTATTGAGCGGACTGCAGTAAAACATGGATTCCGCAGCAGTGCCAATAAGGGTGTAAACGGATGGTGGATCTTTGACGGAGAAAGGCTTGTGATACCATGAAACTAAAGTGGAAAGAGAATGATATAACCAAATACGTCACAAGCGTTACCTGGTCCGGAAGTGCACGACAGGCAGCCCGGACCGTTGCGTTTTCTGTAGCATACAGTCCGAATGATAAAAGTGTAGAGACACTGGACATCAAGCTTGGAGATAAGATCGTATTTTATCCGGATAGCAATCAGAAAGTGCATTTTATCGGGGCAGTTACGGAAAGAAACAGGAGTTCAGATGCCGGGGAGCTGCAGTATACGGCAAAGGATCATATGATCCATCTGCTAAGATCCAACGGGACATACCGGTTCCGGAACAAAACGCCGGAAAAGATTACGGAAATGGTATGTAAGGATATCGGTATAAATGTCAGAAACCTTGCAAAGACTGGACTGGTGTTAAATAAGATGTTTTTCCAGGAAAGGCCATATTATGAAATTATTATGGCTGCATACACAAAAGTGCACAGGAAGAATAAAAAGCCGTACATTGCCCAGATGAACGGGGATACCCTGGAAGTGATCGAAAAGGGGAAGACGATCCCGGGATTTCACATTAAGCAGGGTGAACGGATCCTTGAATCGTCTTACAGCGAGAATACAGATGATATGGTAAACCGGGTATATGTATATAATTCCTCAAATAAGAAGATCGGGATCCTTACCAACACACGCTGGGCGAACATGTATGGAATATTCCAGAGCGCGATCACTGTGGATTCCGGTAATGGCAAGCAGGAAGCAATGAACGAGCTGAAAGGAATCAGTAAAAATGCAAGCCTGACATCAACAGGGGATTACCGTTGTGTTTCCGGCCTTGGGGTGATCATAGAAGATTCCAGGACAGGGTTAAAAGGGAGATTCTGGATTGAGAGTGATTCCCATGAATGGAAAAATGGCTCCTATACAATGAAGCTTGATCTGGAATTTAAGAATATCATGGACACACAGGAAGAGGATGAAGAAGAGACATCCTCAAGCTCGTCAGGTTCATCGGAGAGTTCTGCATTGGAAGATGTTCTGAACCAGGCAAGATCCTGGATCGGGATTGGAGAAAATCCACCTGGAAGCAATCATAACGAGATTACGGTTTTGTATGGAATGGATGCTGCCTGGTGCTGTATGTTTATCTGGGCCTGCTTCAAGAAGAGCGGCCATGCGGATCTGTTTATGGGTGGCGCAAAAGAAGCCTATTGCTTTAATGTCCGGGATTATTACCAGGCCCGTGGAAAGTGGGGCAGCACCCCAAAAAAAGGAGCTCTGGTAATCTATGGCGGACAGGGACATATCGGAATTGTTGAAAGCGTTAATAGTGATGGTGGATACACGAGCATTGAAGGCAATTATGGCGATGATGTGAAAAGAAGAGATTCCCATCAGAATGTCCTTGGATTCTGTTACATAGATTATCCGGTTACAAAATCGGCCGAAGGAAGCGATGAGGTGATAAGCGGAACAACCGTAGCGGTTCCGGGATCTGTAGCACAGACAGGGATCATAAAAGACTACACAAACTATTCCTATTTCTTTGGAAGATGGAAAAAGTACAGCACCCAGAAGACAATCGCAGATTTGTGGGGAAATAATGGGAAGCCAGGGAAGAACGGCATTGCAACCATCAATGGTTATTATCTGATAGCCCTCCGTCCGGTATTTGGTTCTGCAGGTGATGTTGTAAGCGTGGTTCTGGAAGATGGAGCACGTTTCAACGCGATCATAGCAGATGAAAAAGGTGATGATGCCGGGAACCAGTGGGGCCATGTGTATTCTGGTGCTGTGTCGATCGTGGAGTTTGAAAGCCTGGGAAATTCCGAGACAAATAATGGAGCGCAGCTTAATATCGGGCAATGGGTCGGAAAGAAAGTGACGGCGATCATTAACGGAGGGAGGTACAGCGGACTATGACTCCATATGAAGAACTGATTGAGCAGATGAGAAAGGCAGGACGTTTTTACAATCCTCAGGTGCCGGAGCTGGGGATAATGGGCCATGACGGGAGAGTAAAAATAGGATCTGGAATAATAAATAAAAGTGACTATTCAGTAAGCAGCAACCTGGCTGTTGAAGACGGGATCAATCATCTGGAAGAAGGGGATAAAGTCTTGTTGATGAAGATGAAGGATACTGAGGAATTTGTATTGATTGCAAAGGTGGTGGACCCGGTATGATGTTTCCATTTGCAGATACGGAATCCGATGATATTACGGAAGAGGAATACGTTCCGAAAGAATATGGAATTGATTTCAAAACAGGACAGCTGTCCGGGAAGATTGTGGAGGGCGTGGATGCCCTGATGGTATGGTGCTGGATCGCATTACATACGCCAAGGTACAGATATTATATCTATTCAGATGAATATGGACAGGAGTTTGAGGACCTGATCGGAAAACAGTATTCTGAAGGATATACGAATTCAGAGCTGGAAAGAATGACGGAGGAGTGTTTATGTGTAAATCCATATATAGAAGGGATCACAGATTTTGAATGTGTGAAAAAAGATGAAAAGATCATGCTGTCATTCAAACTTATAACAACACTGGGAGAACAGGAGGCGGAGATTTATGTTTGAGGATATGACATTTGAAAATATCATGGAAGCCATGATGAAGGAGATGCCGGACGATATCGATACATCAGAGGGAAGTCTTCTGTATAATGCCTGTGCAAAACAGGCGGTCCAGCTGGAAGAGACATATATGTTTATGTCCGGGATAGAAAAGAATATGTTTGCAGATACGGCGGATCTGGAACACCTTATCCGGATTGGAAATGACATCGGATGTTTCATAAATGAAGCTACCTATGCAGAATTTGAAGCACAGTTCAATTGTGCAGTTCCGGCCGGCAGCAGGTGGAATTGCGATGAGTACAACTATACAGTGTTCAATGTGATTGATGAAAACAAGCATATATACAGGCTCGGATGTGATACATCTGGAAGTGGCCCGAATACCCTTTTATCTGATCTGGACCCGATAACTTTTGTGGAAGGGTTTGAGTGGGGAAAGATACTGAAATGCAGGCTGCAGGGAAAAGACCAGGAGGATACCGAACTGTATCGGTCAAGAGTGCTGAACAGCTACAATTATCGAGGTTTTGCCGGGAACAGGGAGTATTACAAAGGTAGGATCAATGAAATGCCTGGTGTAAAGGCCTGTAAGTTGGAAAGAGTTTCAAAACCAGATGATCAGATCAAGGTAATGATTGCAGGAGATTCTTTCCGGACTCCTGATGAGGACGTTGTGAAAGAGGTGCAGAATACCGTTGATCCGGTGGTGACAAGCGGAGAAGGCGATGGAATTGCTCCAATCGGACACAGGGTAAAAGTGGTTGGTGCAGAGGAAGAGACCGTAAATATCAATACAGAAATTACATTTGAATCCGGATACGCCTATGAAGACATTAAGGAATATATCAATCAGGCCGTTGAAGAGTATTTCCTTGAAGTAAGGGAAAAATGGGAGAAGAATGATAATCTGGTTGTAAGGATTCTGCAGGTTGAGAGAGCAATCGTGGATGTGACAGGGGTAGAGGATGTTGCAGGAACAACCCTGAACGGAGCAGCCAAAAACTATACAGTTGGGAAAAACAAGCTTCCTGTGAAGGGGGAACTGACATGCACGTCAAAGTAAACTATCCGGATGCCGTGATGCAGATCAGGGAAATCAAGTGTTCTGTTAAAGCTGGGGATATTATTGGAGAAAAACTGGAGAATCATATCCAGGAACTGGATGATAATATCACGGTAAAAGAATCCAGGAAAAGTGGAATTGAAAGAAGAGAGCGGATATTAAATATCCAGCCTTCAAGCAGCAGTGATTTGGAAACACGAAAAATTGCCGTGATTGCAAGATGGTGTATCTCGACTATGTATACGGAAAGGATTCTTCAGAAAAGACTGCAGAGTATGCTTGGGGATGGATACAACCTGGAAGTGAACATACAGCAGAAAACAGTATCCGTTACTTTGCAGTTGAAACACTATAAAAACAGAAAAATAATCTGGGAAATGCTGGAGGGAATCGTACCACTGGACCAGATTATAGACGTTATCATTATTTATAACACATACCGTGCATATAAGCCTTTTACCTATAAAAAACTTAAGGCAAAAACATACGATCAGCTTCGAACGGAGGTAATACAGTGAAAAAAACAGAGAATTATGCAATGCCTTATCCGGAACAGGATGATTATTTCAATGTTGAAGATTTTCAGAATATGATGGTTTCTGTTGACAATCTCATGAAGAAATTATCAGATTCCGGAGCTCAGATAAGTAGCGATGCTGAACATTTATATAATCAGACAAAAGCTCAGATGGACAATATCCAGAAAAGAATGAATGCTTTTACGGCATTAAGAGATGGTTCAACAACCGGAGATGCAGAGCTGAAGGATATACGTGTTGCCTATGATGGAAAAGAATATGGAAACGCCGGAGAAGCGGTAAGGGAACAGGCTTCGGATATACATAAAGCTCTCTTTGGTGCAGGTGCTTCCATCTGGTCAAAGGCGAAATCAGAATCCACGAAATATGTTGCGGAAACCAAAGGAATTTGTATTTTAAATGAACGCTTTACGGCAGCAGGCGTGGTTGCCAAAATAAGCAGAGGTGCTTTTGCACAGAATGAAAGTACATTAAATTTGGACAGAGAATGTTCGGCTTATATTGTAGAATTTGAAAAAAATCCAGGAACCGTATACATGCCCAGTGCTGAAACCATAAAAATAGTAAGCACAACGAAAATAATATTTGAAGCAAACGGCAACGCACGCTGCTGGATCCCCGTAGAAAAAGGCCAATACTTTGCCGTAGACAGCACCGCCACTGCATACACAAGCGAAAGCAACCATGTGCCCTACATGCTCTACGATCAGACGAACAAAACCCTGGAATGCCGGGGCTTTGGCTCTGCCGGAAGCATAGAACCCGTAGATCCATATTCCCTCGCCCTGGAATATAAACTCGAATACGACATGGACGACACAGGTTTGGTGAAGCAGATTGATGCGAATAGGGAGGCTGCTGATTCGCTAAAGGAAGATTTAGCTGATATAGCAACATTTGTAAAACTTACTGATTTGGTAAAAGATAAGCCATTTGGATATTGCAATGGTGTTGATGATAAATCTTTTGTCGGTAATACCTTGAGCGGAACATTTGCAAGCGGAAATTTCGTGGAAATCGGAGCAGTATCAGACACCTATCTCAAAGCAGGAAAAAAATACAGAGTTGCATACAAAACGATAAGTGGTAGTGGATGCGTAATCAGAACAATGTCAGATTATAGCTTTAAAAAACTTATAATAACTGTTGGTGGAGCATATCCTTTAGATGGGTTTGTAGATGTCGACATAATAACGGATTCTAATATCTGTATCTCTAATGGAAATGGCGTTATTAACTGTGAATTGTATGTATACGATATTACAGACATATCAGAAGATGAACTGTCACTAATTGATTGGGAAAATCCAATACATAATATTTCTGTTGGCATTGTTTCAAATGCTATTGAAGCTGAACACTCAAAAACATCAGATAAGGCACTTGTTGCTGACAGAGTTTTGAGTGTTGATGTAAATGGACTAGTAAACTATTCAAGCAGAAATCTTTTAGACGTAAACAACTGTTCTGTCGGTCTGCTTTCGAGAGGAATTGTTGGCGAAAATAATGGTTATATAACTTCTAATTTTATGCCGGTTAATGACTTTGTTGCGTATTGTAATGAGGGTAAAACAGATATCCCAATTAACGCAATAGCGTTCTATACGGATGCAAAAGAAAATTCTTATATTCCCGATTCTCAGATTACAGTATGGAGTGGTGCTCCTAGTGGATATGCAAAATCAGATATGCCAGATGATGCTAAATACTTTAGAGTATCAGTTTATAAGGACTATATTACAGGTTCGGCTTACAAATATCAGATGTTTGAAAAAGGTACTGCTAAAACACATTGGCAAGCCTATTTCAATTCTTATAAATCGTCTGAAAATCAAGTTTTATTTGATAAGGTAATTGATACTCTCGGTGATAGCATAACAGAACAAAGAACGTGGCAAGGCTATGTGGCTGATGCTTTACATACTGGGGTAATCTATAATCATGGTATAGGTGGAACACGAATTAGCGGAAATGATAGTAATGCAATGTGGCAAGACTCTCGTATTAATGCTCTTAATGACGATATAGATTGTCTTTTGATTATGGGCGGTACTAATGACGGAGCACAAGGCGTTACTATTGGAGATATGAGTAGAGATAATGTGAATACCGATACTTTTGTAGGTGCTTACAATGTACTATTGAGTAAGGTATTCTACAAATACTATCGTCTTGGGAGCGGATACAGCGGTATCACACAGATATCAGAAGTAAATCCGATTCAGATTATGATTGCAACACCTATCTACTGCAACGATTCTAACTACGGTAATATGGATGAGATTGCTGAAGCGGTTCGTGGCGTTGCAAATCTATGGAGTATTCCTGTTGCAGATCAACACGCAAAAAGTGGTATTAATTCTGCGACATCATCTATTTATCTCTCTGATAATGTCCATCCTAATGATGAAGGCGGGAAAAAGGTTGCAAATGTATGGGTTAATGCGTTGAAATCAAATGCGGAATTAATTAACTAAAGAGGGGGCGCTAGTTGATTCAAAAACAAAACGGTAAACTATTGTCTTATAAAACTATTGGAAATTGATTCTTCTGGTTGTATAATATACATGAAAGAAGGGAAGGCTTAATGGATACATTTGAAATATTTGGTGCTATAACTACATTGACAGCTTCAGTTATATCAGCTGTGGTAGCATTTATAACAAAAAAAGCTTATGATAAAGCTGATGAAGAAAAAGAATATGTAGAAATCAAGAAAGCAATTGATGGAATTGAAATTAAATATGCAGATAATGATAATGTTCTTGAGCTTATGTTGAGGAATGTGAAGGAATTAAAAGAATACTATGTGATAAGTAAAGATCAGGCCAGAAAGTCTTTTTCGGCAGCACTTTTGATTTGCTTCTTAGGCTTCTTTATATATATGTTTGGCATAGCAGCGGTAGTTTTCTTCAAAAGGAATATTTCAGTAATATCCGTTATTGGAGGAACTGTTGTGGAAATAATTGCAGGATTATTTTTCTGGTTGTATAAAGAAGCCATAAATCAACTCAGTATTTATCACCAAAGATTGGGTTCAACGGAAAAATATTTAACAGTAATACAGATTATTAAAGAAATGCCAGAAGATAAAAAAACGGAGTCATTTCAGAATTTGATTGACGCAATTTTAAATGATAATCGAGAGATTATTTCTCATGAAAAATAAAATATCGGTAATGTTGGTAGAATATACTGACGTTACCGATGTTTTTTTGGTACAAAGGACATAAGGGGACGAGGAGGGCTTTGGTTAAGCAAAAGTTGAAATATGTTCTGCAGATCTATTGATTTCTTGAAAATAGAGAGATAAAATGAAACCAAATACAAGGAATGGCAGCAGTAAGAAAGGAAGGTTACGTTAATGACAAAACAGGAAATGTTAAAGGAAATGGACGAGAAGCACTGGGGACATGATTTGGATGAAAACTCTTCCTATGAAGATGTGAAAGAAGAGTATGAAGAAATGATAGAAGAAATTTCGGATGATTCAGACATGTTTCCGAACGTAAGAGATTATGATGCTGAAGATGAGGATGGAATCTGATTATAAAACACCACATGTGAAATATGTAATTTAGAGAGCTGAAAAGCTCTCTTTTTTAGAAGGAGAAGAATATGGAAATTAGAGCAGAGCCGAAAGGCTCTTATTTTTATACTTATTAAAATTGCGCCGGCGCAACACCGGAGAAAGGAAAAAACAATGAAAGAAAACTATATTAAAGCATTTTTTACAGCAATCTTTGCACTGATCAGCTCCATTTTGGGAGTTTTGACAGTGCCAGTCCTCCTGATGGTGGCCTGCAACGTCCTTGACTATGCCACCGGCCTTATGGCATCCACATACAGATCTGAGGACATCAACTCATATAAAAGCATCCGTGGAATTATGAAAAAGGTGTGTATGTGGCTTTTAGTAATCGTGGGAGCGATCATTGATCAGCTTCTTTTATATGCGTCCCAGACTGCAGGTATCACATTACCATTTACATTCCTGGTAGCCTGTATTGTTGCAATCTGGATCATCTGCAACGAGATCATCAGTATCCTGGAAAATATCAAAGACATGGGAGTGACAATCCCGGCATTCCTGATTCCACTTGTAACACATGTAAAATCTCAGGTGGAAGATAAAGTAAATATCGATACAGAAAAAGAGGATTCAGAGGGCGAGTGATCGTCCTCTTTTCTTATCAGTAAAGGAGAAACAACATGCTAAAGATTATGGGAAAATCCCAGGCAAGCATTGAACAGATGAGAACCTATATTAAGAAGGTTAATCCGCAGGTACCGGATTCTGTCATAAAGATGATTCACTTATACATCACTGAGGGAACAGCAGAAAATGTTCGTGGAGATATTGCTTTTGCTCAGTCTTGCCTGGAAACCGGGGACTTTACATTTGGTGGGTCAGGAGTAATGCTTGCCCAGAATAATTTTTGTGGTCTGGGCGTAACTAAAACGGGCATGAAAGGCAACAGCTTCAAGACACAAGCGGAAGGCATCCGGGCACAGATCCAGCATCTGCAGGCTTATGCCTCTACAGACAAGCTGCAGAATCGTTGTGTAGATCCGCGTTACACATATGTCAACAGGGGCTGTGCAGAATATGTCGAGCATCTCGGCACGCATGAAAACCCGAAGGGCCAGGGCTGGGCATCCGGACAGAACTACGGCCAGAAGATCATCAACATTCTGAACAGCATATTATCAATTAAGATAGAGAAGGAGAATGATATTATGAATATCAATACAAGTTTTATCAGCAATAACAACAGCTATGCAGGTCAGATACCGGTGTATATTGTTATTCACAACACAGATAACTATGCAAAGGGAGCAAATGCAAAAGCACATGCAAAGGCCCAGCATGATGGAAATTTTAAAGGCTACTCCGCGCATGTATTCGTTGATGATACAGAAGCATACCAGGCACTTCCGTATGATCGTGGCGCGTGGCATGTAGGAGTTAATTATGGCGGCCGTTTGTTCGGGACAGTCAACAACAGAAATGCGGTAGGAATCGAGATGTGCGTCCAGGAGGGCTACAATTATGAGAAAGCATTCCAGAATACAGTCCAGGTATGCAAACAGATCATGAAACAGCTGGGAATCCCGTCAGACAGAGTTGTACAGCATTATGATGTATGCGCCAAGAACTGCCCGTCAGCAATCCGGGCCAAGGGTGACTGGAATCGTTTCAAGCAGCTGATCGGAGCCAAGACCACCACGGCAACAGTAGATAAATACTACCGCACAAGAAAATCCTGGGCTGACAGTAAGAGCCAGATCGGAGCATATAAGAGTCTTGAAAATGCAAAGAAAGAATGGAAAGAAGGCTACACCATCTACGACTGGAACGGAAAAGCGGTGTATCCAGTGGAAAAGACAAGTGCAATAACACTGACAAAAGAAATTAAGGTTCAGCTTCCGGTTATTAAAAAAGGCAGCTCCGGAGCAGCAGTATCTTCCCTGCAGGCCGTGCTTGGTGTTGAAGTAGACGGTTCTTTCGGAAACGATACAGAAACATCTTTGAAAGTATTCCAGAAAAACGTTGCTATTACTGCAGATGGCTCATGCGGAACAGACACCTGGACAAAGGTGATTGAACACATGAAAGCCAACACAAAATAAGTATAAGAACAGTTAAGAATGAAGCGATAGCTAACAAATAGCTAACATCATGCGGAAAAAGCATGAAAATAAAGGAACAGCTGTTTCCGTACAGGAAGCTGCTGACGCTGGCAAATTCTAATATAAGCATAGCTTAAAATAGCGAAAAAGCCGTAAACTCAAGGGTTTGCGGCCTTTTTCTTTTTGCCTGGAAATAGAACAAAATATTCTCAAAAAGCCTGGAAAAACAGCAATAGCTAACATATATCTAACACGTAGCAATCACTCGCAGCTAATACTTTTAACCAAATCAAATAAGTCCCCTGCTTCAATTGCGAAAAGCAATAAGCAGTGGGTGGGGACTTGCTTGTATCAGGAAGAGTGCAAGCTCCTCCTGATAAACTGCGGAGCAGTTATTTGGTTATGAGCTACGTAGCGAAGCGGATTGCGAATATCCGCTTGACAATACAAAAAAGATACCGTAAGGTCATCAGTCTTGATGAGTTTACGGTATCCTTTTTGAAGTACAAAGCGGAATGGGAATGACCGCTTTGTATTACGATTGTATTAAAAAAAGGAAGGAGACCGGGAGTTTTAACGCTCCCGGTTAAAAGTATGAAAAAGAAAAAGTTGTTTAGCAGTTGCATTTACTTGCTTGCTGTTTACAGGTAATAATATATCGAAAAAATGTGAGCAAATCGTGATGCAATTTTGAAGAATCTGTGAAACAAATTTCGGAGCAGTTCATAAAATAAAACAAAGCTGCAAGGGGGAGAAGGTTTATGGAAGCGCTTGTGAATTATATTAAACCGGAACTGCTGATCACAGCAGTTGCTTTGTATTTTATGGGAATTGCGCTGAAGGAAGCCCAGGCTGTGAAGGATAAATATATTCCACTGATACTGGGAGGTGTGGGGATCCTTGTATGCGGGATCTATGTTTTTGCAACCTGTTCCTATAATACGGCACAGGATATCGCAATGGCTGTATTTACTTCCATGACACAGGGAGTTCTGGTGGCGGGGCTTTCTACATATGTAAATCAGCTGATCAAACAGTTGGAAAAAGATGAATAGCTGCATAGAATAAAGAGAAGATAAAAACAGGAATTTTTTATGAATATCATAAAAATGATCAGCAAAAAGAATTGTTATATCGGTCAGAACCGGCCGGCATATATTGTGATCCATGAAACGGATAACTGGAGTAAGGGGGCAGATGCCAAAGCCCATGCCAATGCGATGAAGAAAGGCAATCTGGCTGGTACCGTGCATTATTATGTAGATTCAAAATCCGTATATCAGACGTTGGACCACAGCGACGGGGCCTGGGCAGTAGGGGACGGAAAAGGAAAGTATGGAATCACGAACCGGAATTCTATCAATATCGAAATCTGTGTGAATCCGGAAACAGATTATTATACGGCGGTAGACAAGACAGAACAGCTGGCGGCTCTTTTGCTGAAACAGTACGGATGGGGGACAGACCGGCTGAAAAGACATTACGATGCGTCAAGAAAACACTGCCCGAGACGCCTCATGGATGAAGAAAAGTGGCCGGAATTTGTGAAAAAAACAGAATTATATATGAAAAACAAAAACTCACAAAATAAGAATGGAACAGCAGAAAGTAAAAGTACGAAAAAACCAGATACAACAGAGAAGCTGAATGTACAGCTTCCGATCATCAGAAAAAACAGTACCGGGTCTGCTGTTTCCATGTTACAGGCAATGCTGCAGGTAAAAGTGGACGGAATCTTTGGAACACAGACAGAAACTTCACTGAAAGCATTTCAGAAAAATGTAAAGATCACAGCCGACGGGATCTGCGGAGCAGAAACCTGGAAGAAAGTGGTTGAACATATGAATGCAGATCGCTGA